TGTAAACCGCTCGCCTGCCACGGGGATGTGATTGCGGAATATCGAAATCGACTAGAACTGGAAAAATCGATAGGAGACACTAATGCTTCCAACTTACTCAAAAGAACGTAAGGAAAGGCCGATCGCCCGGGGGGTGTTGGATTACTTCCCTGATGCCGTCGCGGCGGTTGCCCACGTAAGCTACATCGGGAACAAACAGCACAACCCCGGCGAAGAAATGCACTGGTCGCGTGACAAGAGCAGCGATCACGCTGACTGCATTGCCCGCCACCTGACCGAACGCGGCACGATCGACACCGACGGTCTTCGCCACAGTGCAAAGTTAGCTTGGAGGGCGTTGGCGAATTTGCAGTTGGAAATCGAAGCTGCGTCCAATTCCTTTGATACGGCTGACCCAACCAACAGGGAAATTGTGAAGCAGATCGAAGCGGGCGAATTTCTAATCAAAGCTGATAGATTGAGTAAGATACACGTTTTGGACGGCAAAGTAGTGGTGAACGACCCCGACGCAATAAAACAGCAAGTTTTTGAATCATGTCATCAAGGGAGCAAACTCACCCCGTTTGAACAACGAGTCTACGCGGAACTCGCCGAGTCGCGGGTAGATGCAAGCGTAGCGAATTTGATTGCTCGCGGCACCACCCCTTCTGGCGGTTATAATTTACAAGGCCGTGTCTATATAGCCGGGCCTATGCGGGGGTACCCGGATGCCAATTTCCCTATGTTCGATCAGGCCCGGGATTTGTTTTCCTCGCGGGGATATATGGTCATAAACCCCGCCGACATCGACCGGGCGGCTAACATGACAGCGGAACAGGCAGAGAATGCGTCCGAAGACCCGCGAGTGTTCATCGATCGGGATTATCCTGCGATCCGATACCTTCTGACTAGCACCGACCGTGATGCATTGGTTGTGCTTCCGGGGTGGGAGAGATCGACTGGCGGATTCGCTGAAGTGGGGCTTGCCCGGTGGATCGGGTTGAAAATTATCGACGCTACCACCATGAAACCTCTTGACCCGGAGAAGTTCAACGGTTACACTATGAGTAACGCCTTCGCGTCATACCTTCGGAGTAAACAATGAGAATTGGCGTCATCAGCGACACACACTTTCCTGCCTGCCACCCCGCAGCAATCGATTTCCTTATGGACATCTTCGAAGCGTGGGACATACAGCGGGTGGTACATATCGGCGACGTGAGCGATCTGCACGGGCCGTCTTTCCACGACCATCACCCCGAAATGCCCGGGCCCCTTGATGAATTTATACAGGCCCGCGATTGCATACGCACACTCGATGCACTGTTGCACGAAGCGGGGTGGGTGTCAGCGAAAAAGCCGATGCTGGTGACAACCGGAAACCATGATTTGAGACCTAAGCGTGTAGCTGCGGTACACGGTATCACTGATCGGTTTCTGTATGAACTGTCGGAAGTGTGGGAGACCCCGGATTGGAAGTGGGATAACGAATGGGAACTGGACGGCGTTCTCTATACGCACGGACACAAAGGATGTGGCGGCGGGAAACACCCGGCCATGCTGACTTTGGAAAAAGGTCTTGACATGCCGGTGGTCTTAGGACATTACCACACCCGCAGCGGTATTTCTGCATTAGCCGGACGCAAGACCTTGCGTTGGGGCATGAACGTCGGGTGCCTCGTAGACCGTCTTCACCCCGCGATGGAGTATTCAGAGTCCGGGAGTCAGAAACCGATCATGGCCTGCGGAGTGGTGATCGACGGCCACCCCTATATCGAATATATGGCCTGCGGTCCCGGTGAAAAGTATAGCCGGGAAAAGTTCAAGAAAAAGAAAGGACGATGATCGATGTCCGACAGCAGAACCCGCGTATTGTACCAATATGAGTTGTGGGACGGGGTGTGGGCGGATGTTCCCCTAACGGAGTCTGGTGAACAGCTTATCGTAGACGCATATAACCAAAGCCCGGACCCATTTCTGAATTGGGACGTAGACCTCCAACGAAGCCATAACGCAGTGATGGCAGCGAGGGATTGGGTCTGGGATAACCTACCGAGGTCGCACCCAATAAATGATGTGGGTGGGGTCGGGTCGAAGTACCGGCTAATCATCACAGACTACATCTGTATTTCCGAGGTCATTCGTTCATTTAGGAACCCCGGCGTCGTATCCGTGGACGTTCTAACCGACAACAAGGAGGATTGAATTGGAAGACATTCTGTTGGATTTGTTCACACAGCACCCTCAGCTATTCACATGGCTCGGAGTCATACTGGCGGCTCACGCCCTCGCACTTGTGGTGGTCGCAATGACGCCAACCCCCCGAGACGATCAATGGGTAAAAAATATCTACAGGGTGGTAGAGTGGGTTGCCGGCATCGTTGGTAGGGCGAAGGACAAAGGCAATGGGTCGTGAAATCTGGAAACAGGTCCCAAATTGGCCGGCATATGAAGTTTCCGCATTCGGCCGAATTCGCCGTGGTTCCTATTTACTATCCCCCACGAAGTCCGTGAAATATCTGAAGGTGACATTATCCTGCGGGTCTGAAAAGCGGCAGGTTCAAATGCAAACCCTAGTCTTAGAATGCTTTCGGGGATTGCGACCAGACGGTTTGGAAGCCCGGCACTTAAACGGAGACGGCGTCGATAACCGACTGAATAATCTGGTTTGGGGAACACGGAGAACCAACGCCCTCGACCGAATAAAACACGGAACGTGGAATCGGGGTGAGCGGGTGCCACAGTCTAAACTCACCGAACGAGAAGTTCGGGCAATACGGCACCTAGGGGGCCGCATTGCAGATCGGGTTCTCGCGGCAGCATTTAACGTAGCACGCCCCACGATCACTAATATCGTAAATGGTGATACATGGGCATATCTTGGAAAGGAGAACAAGTGAAACGATTCATGGGTTTGATCGCAGCCGGCCTTCTTGTGCTGGCACAGGTGGGGTGTCAAGGGGTTACGTCTCGGAAGTCGTACGCACAGGCGAACGATGCCTTTATTGCGACGGTGACTACCCTGAACACCGCGTACGATGCCGATACTTTCACCCCTGAAGAGTGGGAGGAAGACATCGAGCCGGTCATCACCACGGTCAATCAGCTGATGCGTGAATACGACGCAATGACTGCGGCCGGGTTCGAGGGTGATACTGTGCTGGAACAGATTCGGTTCCTGCTCGACCGACTGCGTCCGTTCTTGCTTGAAGCTGGTGCACACTTCGGGGACTAACCCCGGGAAGGAATGACCTATGCCTTTGAATCTTATTTTTGAAGCACTCTTTCAGGGTATCGATCTGATTGTGAGGGTCCAGCAGAATCAGGAAGTGACGCCTGAACAGTTGGAAGCGTACCTCCACGCCCGAAACGCGGTGCGTGAAGAACTGGTTCGCCAAGCCCAGAGCAAGGGGACGGACAACGATCCCGGCCTGCCCCCCGAAGGTGGGCTCTAATGCGGTTTCGTGCCCTACACAGTCGTCAAGACCTGATCGATCTGGTCAGTCAGCGGCCCCCGACGCCGGCCTGCGGGCGGGCTATCAGGGAAGGTAGGGCAACAGTCCTCGGGCTCTTTAGTGAGCCGGAGGGCCTTCCTCGGTTTATTGTGCAGGTGGACTCGAAGTTCGGGCGACGGTGGTTCATAGCCGTGGTGATCGACGAAGAACATCTTAGGATCAAGTACGAGTACCCAGATATCGTTGAGTGGAAGCATTACATGGGGCAGGAATCCGATCGACAGCCCGCGAACTTCGCGGACGGAGACGACCCCCGGCTGTATCGGCTCTATCGTGCAGAAGGAGTGGAACATGATGACCGTTGAAGACCTAAGAAAGACTGCATTGAAAAAAGGGTTGCGGCAGCTTACCGAACGGCAGTTGCTTCGTGTACTATCATACGCGGGTACTATGGCCCACGATCGGGGCGATACGAAAAACGGGAATTATGTGGATGGGCACTATTGTCCGCTTGCTGTTGGAGTTGGATTACATCTCCTTGATTGGAAACCCACAGATCAAATAGTCCGGGATATGCTCGTGGCCCTCGGCCTAGACCCGAATAACACCCGTGGAGTCGAAGGGACTTTCTACCGGGAAAATCGAGATCGGGATTGTAGGATAGCAGCGGAAGAGGTCCTCGCTGAAAAACGAGAACTTCGACTTTCCAGAGAGGTAAGAACATGAAAGTCCCCGGGTTCTCACATAAGAGGTATTCAATTAGTCGTGGTTGTTTTAAGTACCACGGGAAAGAATACCCCCGGGTGTACTTCACCCGATTTACAAATGACCGGGAAAAATCCTTGTCGAAACGACACAGCCCGAACACAGATGGGGCGGTACTTACGGCTGTACATATCGATCACCGCGATATCACGGAGGGAGACGTGTCCTACGTGAGAAGCGTGTTTGCCACCCGCCTGCGTATGTGGAGAACGAACCCAGATGAAATCTCCTGAAGCCCTAACAATCGACGATGCTCGGGCGTACATACAGAGACAGCACCGCCTAGACGTAACCCGGCAGACGATCTACAACTGGATCAAGGCCGGCAAAGGTGACGTTAAGTTGGGGTCCATAACCCGGGGCGGGCAGATGTTCACCACCGAAAGGGAAGTCGATGTTTTTATGTCTTCTATCGCTTGACGCCGAGTTCTTCTACGTGCAGGATTGGGAGTTCCCCACCCCGGACGCAGACGTGGTTGTGTTCTGGGAACGGAACGGACACACCCGCAGAATTCCGGCTGGAGCGTGGGTTAACGCTATATGGGCAGCAGAAAACGCCCGGGTGTTCATGGAGCGACACCCGAGCGGAGATACACCTAAGAATGCCGGCATGATTCAGTGGTCGCAGACGGTACCTACCCGACTCCCAGAACCGAAGCTAGCAGCTTTGCCAACGCTCCGCCGCCGAGACCCCCGGCCGTTGACACCCCCAACAGAGTCCACACAAACCGACTGAACTTACCTTCGACGCCGCCGTGGGCTTTGTCATCAGCATCGTGCTTCTCGATCAGCAGGTGGGATCGTTCGCGTTCGGCCCGCTGCTGGACAGGGACGATCTCTTTCAGGTAGTAGTCGAAGTATTTCCTAACCTCGATCTCCGAGATGTGTTCGACTTCACGCACCTGAGCCGAGTTGAGTGCTTCATTTGTCATCTTTCTTCTCCTCATTCGCCCGCCGTGTTGCGGTGCTGCGGATGCTCATCATCGATAATTTCTTCTGATCCGACTTCGCGGAGTCGTTGTAGGCGTTTATGATCGCACTCGCCCCGCGTATGTCATTCTTCAATACGGCGTCAACCGCCAGATCACGGGCATCGTCGTGGTCTTGTCTACCAACCCACTTCGCCCCGGTGCCGAACCTCCAAAACAAGAACCGACCAATCAGCGGTACGTGCCGCAAGGTGCGGAGCGTACGCTTATCCGGGTCTTCCTCACTGATAGACTTCGAGAAGTTTACGAGGTCGATCACCGGATCGTCGATATGTGATGTCGGCGGGGCGAGGAAGTCGAAGATTGCCGACCCGACGCCGTCCTTAACGGTGGACCCCATCACGTATGTTGAACCGCCGAATATACCGAGTAGACCGTTCAGCATCGAATCGGTAAAATCTGGTTCCCGGCCGAGCAGCCAGTCTCGAAGCCAGTCGAAGGATGCGTAGGTGAGCGACAGGATCGTAGCCATTCGGACTAATTCCTGCATACCTTTCTGGGCTTCCCTCGTATCCCGTTCCTTGACACCACGCACAATGCGATCCATAGTGTTGCGTCGATAGAAGTCGAACTGCTTCATCGCAAACGTCTTCAGCATATAGAAGATACGCCCGTTCGGTGCCGCGAGATACGACTGTGGTACTTCCATTAGATCGACCGGCTGTGTGTCGGACATCCGCATATAGGCGTACAGCAGGACAAGGTCGGATTTCCGTCCGGCCTGTATATCCCGGACCAAACTATCGAATTCGCCCGGAGCAAGAACAGGTTCCCACTCCTGCTTAAATTCCGCGAACTCTTTACTGTCGGGTTTTCCGGTTCGTCGCTTGGCCTCCGCAACCGCCGACACCATGTTCACGGTCTTCATGGATGTGTCAAGGCGACGGAACCCGGACCACGTCATCATAGCCTGCGTAAGTTTCGCTACGCCATTACGATCCGCGAATTCCTCGCCAATCATGTCTAAGCCCATGTTCCGGGCCGTAAGAACTTCTTCGCGGGTTGCAGCGGGAATAGCAGCCAAGCCGGGTAGTACACCGTCGCGGGCCATAATCAACCCAATGTCGCCGAATTGAATTGCGGCGGCGGATGGGTCCGCGAGCGTTGCGACGTACCCGATCTGCCGGGTCGCCTGAAGGAACCAGTTCGGGGCGAGTTCACCTGTGGTGAACCTCGACGTGATGATCGCCACTAGACGATCACGCTGCCAACCTTGCAGATCGGATGCCCCGAACTTACCTTCGAGAATCAAACGCCCGACCGATTCTTTAATATCCTCGTCTTCGTGGGCCTTACCGAGCAGCTTAGCTTTCTCCTTGGCGATGATTACAGCGTCCAAGTATTCGTACATGGCTTGTTCTTCATCGACATAGTGCTTATCAAACTGCTCGAAAGTCAGGTCCTCGACGGTACGCTGACTAAGACGACGCGGGGCGATCTGCCCCGGCTTCCGTGGGCCGTACCCACGCACAACAAGGTTAGCGACATGGACTTTTTCCGTAGTCGTCAGTGCCCGGCCCTTCTTCGCTTCTTCGATACGGATGGAAGCCGCAATCCTATCGTTGTCGGTACCGTGCATATCGGCGACCCACGCATCGTAGTCCCGGACGGAACTCGGCATGTGATCTTCGATATACCCCTTGCCCACACCCATAGCCCGAGCCTGATCGTAGATACTGTCCTTCACCAACCGCATAGAATCGAACGCCGCCAGCAATTCAGTCTGCTTCGCCGGGTCCTTGACGTTCTCTTGTATGAACAGATTCGCGTCTGCCGAGGAACGGAAACGCCGCAAGAACTGAACTTGTCGCTGTTGTTCCCTTGTGAGACCAGACCTCCGAAGCCGGTCGTAGTATTTCTTGGCGACGCTCTTAGCGTCGTGTTGCTCCATCTTTACTGTGTGTTCGTATTGCTTCATACGGCCATACAGACGCGGCGAGAAGTTACGGACTACGGTGCTGACCGGCACCCCGATCGTGGAAATCATGGACCGAAGACGGCCCGGCTGACGTGGCGAACCCTTCGCCGGCGTACCGATAGTGGCCGCTGCTAAGGCATCAGGGTCGTTCTGAATCGCGGCTAACGCGGACTGCTCCGCAATCCGATCAGCGGCTTCATGCAGTCGGCGACGAACCATTTCGATGCGACGAAACTCCCGACGACGGGCGGCGTCAACCGACGCCTCAGGCACTAAATTCAGAGGCGTCCCGGATACCTGCTGTGCCGCCTGTTGCAGCTTCCTCTCGATCACTGTACGATCGACTTCTTGGCCGAGACGTTCTTTCTTCTGTTTCTTACGGGCCTCGGAATCCATGTCGGCTTCGGTTACAGCCGAAGTGATACCCTGCCCCGGCTTAAGCACACCGACGCCGCCCGAGAGGAACATCGATGCACCGGGAACAATCTCTCGGTCGCCGATCGCAGTCTCGATCTCATCACGGATTTGTTTGGCCTTCCGCTTCGACGTATTCTTCTTCAGGACCACGCCGAATTCATCGCCACCCTGCCGCGTAATGGTACCGCGATCACCAACAACCTGCTGAATCTTCTGGGCCATTTCACGGAGAACTTGATCGGCCCCTTCATGGCCGAGTTGGGTGTTCGCAATCTTCAAATTCGCAGCGTCGAACCAGATGAATGATTGACCGACCTTATTCTTATCCGCCCGCCCTTTTAGTTCTTGAAGCCCCTCATCCCACGATCGCTTATTACCGACCCCTGTGAGAGAATCAGTGCGGAGTTCTTTTTCGAGTTCGGTGATACGGGCCTGTGCGGCTTCAGGATTACCGGCTGCAATGAGGGCATCAACTTCGGCACGCCCGCGAGCCATTTCCGCAGTACGTTGTTCAGCGGGGGCGGGTTGGAGGAGATCGACTGCTGTGCCGTCATCACCTACAAGGAACCTTGCCTCGGATGCAGGGGGCAACGCGGGGCGTGACATACGTTCTTCCCGTTCCTGCGTCTGAAGACGAACAGCTTCATCACGTTCCCGCATCTGGCTTTCAGACATCGCGGCACCTTGTGGCGACACGAAGATCGTCTGTCCAGATGAAGGCAACGGCATAGCAGCGGCCTGCTGACGCCCGGCTCGTTCGTCGATACCGGCATGTTGTCCCTCTGTCACTTGCTCAGGAGAAGGGAGCAGACGATCAGGTCCTAGTTGACGGGCCGGGCCGGGCTGTTGTTCGGGGCGACCCGCCATCGGAGTTGGGTCAACTTCGGCTTCCGGCGTGATAGTCCGCCCTATCCTTGATACAGCTTCAACCGACCCTGTGCCCATTAACACCTGAAGGGTGAGAGATGCTAAGTCTTCAGCCATACGATCGGGGTCGAATGCGTCGGGATCGACATCGTGGGCGTAGCGACTCACTCGCTGACCCAAGTCTATAATAACTTCTTCGGGGAACTCAGCGAGGGATCGCTTACCGAACGCTTTCAACCCGTTTTTTATGCCGGCTTTGAGCGGGGCCTTCATGGATTCCATACCGCCGAGGCCGACAGCTTGAAACGCGGACGTTACAACACCTTCGATTGCCCCTTGTTCAAGGGCGTATGCTACGAGTTCCCCTCGTTCAAGGCCCTGTTCACGGCCTTCGTCGATTGCGTTGTTCGTAGCAAGGGATGTGAAATAGCCGATCACTCCAGCAGGACCTAGCCCCGCCGCAGTAAGCATATCGATCATCGACCGTGTCCAGCCCGCCAACGCACGGCCCATAAAGGTGTCGTCGCTTGCGGCGACTTCTCCTTGCATAGCGGACATTTCTCTGGCGGCGTTTTCCTGCTGAAAAACCCGGGCCATCAGGGACGATCCGCCGAGGACCGACTGCTGCAACCCCGACACCACGGCCCGGGCACCGGGTATATCGGGCTGAGCCGCAGCCATAGCCCGGCCTACGCCTTCGGGGGTGAGATCAACGTGCGTCTTACCGCCGATCGCCGCGAACCTCTCATTCATCTCAGGCAAGTCGTCGAGGGCCGGCGTCAACCGCTCATATGCTGTGTGGACCGGGGTCTTCTTATCAGGTGCGAACGTCGGGGCCTGACCCAGAGAACCGGGCGGGGCCGTGGTCACGTTCGCTTTCGCAAAGCCCTTCGTGCGAAGGGTGCGTTGGATCATCAGTTCTGGCTGGTCTCGCAACAGGCGTGATTCTGCTTGCGTGAACGCTTCATCCAGAGCATCGTTCCATCCACCGCTTGTTTGCATTCCGCTGCGTAGCTGGTGGAGGCGGTCATACTCATCGTACGAAACGGGCATTCATTTATCCTTGTGCTATCTTCTGTAACAGATCGAGCATTTCCTGTTGCGGGTTTGATTGGGGTGTCTGTGCTGGTTTCGCCCCCGAAGTGGAGGTGGTTCCTTCGATCAAGCCCCCGCGTTGCTGACGGAGCGTGTCGATTTTCTGTAGCAGTTTTTGATATTCGGTGAATCGGTTGAGACCCGGGATATCAGTATGAGAACCGGCATCTTCCGGTTCCCCGAACGGGTTCACGTTATAGAGGAATCTCCCAAGCGTAGATGTCGGGGCGTCGTACCCCTGCTGTGTGAACTGCGAACCGGGGCCGAACGGATCATACCCCGAAGATTCGAGGGCTTTCCGCATGTTCGCGGCTTCGCGTTCCGCGACCCGCAATTCATCGTCGATCCCTTTGACCCTCTGCTTCCCGGTTTCAGCCGGTGTAAGACCTTTGCGGCTACGGCGAGCAGCATCTTGTGCGGCGATACGCAGTTTCTCCAACGTAGTCTTCGGGTCTTTGCTCAGGATTTTCAACCCCTCAACTTCTTCGGTAGGGAGACCCATCCCCGGGGCCACGGTGTCGATGTAGCGGTTTTTGTCTTCCGCCATGATATCGACAGGTTCAGCCGTCTCGGTTTCAACCGGGGCGATAGTCTCGGATGACAACGGTTTCGCCTGCTGCTGAAACCCAAGACGCCGAGCCTGTTCGGCCTTTATCGAATCAAGCTGAAACGCCATGTCGGCCTGACGGCCTTCTTCACGGCGGTCCATCTCCCGCGACAAGAATTCCATATCGAGGGCCTTCTGCCGCTGCCATGACCGCTGTTGACCAACACCGACAGCCGCCGCCCCGAGGACGCCGGCATCACCATATCGGACACGAATTGGTACAGGTGCGGGCATATTATCCTCCGGCCAACGCGGTCAACAGATTAAGGTACATACCCTGATCCGGGCCTTGAATATCACGACTAAGGATTGAATCAGAACGAAGACGACCGAGGTCCATACGAGTACCCGACCGTAACATAGCCAGACGTTCAGCCAGATCGCCGCGAGCGTTTTCCGCATCGCTGCGAATCCCGCGTTCGGTCGTGTCCTTGATCGTAGTATTGAACAACCCGCGATCCATAAGACTCTGCTGCGACGATGCGAGGTTCTTAGTCAGGTCTTCGCCGATTCTACGCTCCTCGGTCTTCCCGACGCCGGCGAGATCGCCCATCACGTCACGTTCGAGGCCAGTGACGTAATCCATCAGTTCCCTGTATTGAGCGTTCGCAGCACTGTTCGCATCGCCGCTTCCGCTTTTGAAGGATTCCATTAGCTGACGAATCAGGTCTTGATTCGCCCCACCGCCCGATCCCCCCCCGCCACGTACGCTTACCACACGACCTGCGGGGCGGGGGCCAAGTGACTGCGACAACCGGGCTGAATGTGACAAATTTGCGGGGGGCATTTTTATCTCCTTACGGGCCTGCCATCACGCCCTGTGCTATGAGTTCAGCGAGCAACTCGTCTATCTTATCTGAAATTGCCTGAACCTCGACTTGCGTGGGAGGATCAGATATTGTTTGGTTCAATTCCGCGATGTTGTTCAACTGCCGCAATACGCCGGCCATAGTCGGTGTGGCGGCAGCACCCTGAAGCTGACCCCCCGCGAATTCAAGCCCGCCGCCCGCAACTAGATCAACGGATACGACGCGGCTTGCAACCGCGATCCCGTCGCCCCCGGTTCCTGCGTCGTCAAGGAGATACTGTGTATGGTCGTCATCAGACAACCCATTGATATCCCCGTGGTCTCCGTAGCGAACGCCGTTTGCTTGCACTGAATCCGCGACCAAAACCGTTCCGTTCGACCCTACACCCTGTCGCGTAACTACAGTAGCATTACGTACATAAAGATCGCCTTTGGTAGTAAGGGTATCCGTGCGAGTATACTGCGGGTGGTCATCATCTCCGAGTCCGCCCAACGTACCATGATCGACAGCGGCCCCGTCAACCACAATCTGACCATTGCTGACAGCGAGGCCAAGACCGGCGATGGTTTCTTCGAGTTGGGCAAGTGTCGCGGCATTGCGTCTATCCCGTGCGTTGGTTCGTGCTTGTCGGACAAATCGTCCTAGTCCACCGGCCATTAAGACACCCTCTTTCTGGCCCGGCCGGATTCAGACATGTTAGTCGCTAACCGCTCCAACGCCCATGCGTCGGCATCTGCGTCGTCTTGACTGATCTCCAATGCAATCGCGTGGGCGGATACTTTCTGATGAACCTGAAGATTCCGACCCGCTGACCACACGCGGCTCAGCCGGGGGGATGACGCCTTCGATACCTGCTCCGAGGTTTCCCCGGAAAACACCTTCATCACGACAGGTCCGCTTCCGTTGGCGAGCAACCCCGTAACCTCAGTGAGTTTCAACTGCTCCGATGGGTCGGGGTGGTTTACCAGCGGGATTCTAACGAGACTCGAAATAGTATTCCCGTCATCGTCTGCCGCGTCGAGATCAACCTTGCGAATGAACCCGTCGCGGGAACCCACTAAAAACTCGTTCTCGTTGGGGTTGTCCCCGATGTCCGCATACAAGAAGAAGGGGCCGATCGACACCGGGTAATTGTCTTTCCACCACGAATCAGTGCGAGCGTCCCACAGCAACACGGTCGCCTGTGACCCTAAGTTTGCCGGACTCAACAGAACCCACAACTGCTTATTCTTGTAGTCCCATTCCGCAAGGGTGCGGGTTGTAGAGAAGTCGGTTTCACGGAACAGTTCATCGAGCCGGCCGGCAGTTATGCTTTTTGGGGCATGGCCGATCGACATTGTGTAGACGCCGTCGCGGGTGACAAAGTATATCGTTCCGCTCTGATCCTGTGCCCACCCTTTACCAAAGACAATACCCATGCCCCCAGTAATCAGGTCAACCTGACCGCCTGCGGCCGGGTCGCCGGTCATCTGGTGGATCGAATTCATACACCCGAAGATCAGGGTGTCATCTCCGATCGGAATCAGAGCAGTAATGAGATCACCGATCACGCCGCCGTTGCCGTTGTTGCCGGCGACCGCCTGCGTGGCATCCGGGGGGTCAGGGGAAAAATCCCAGTCTAGCGGATTCCCGGCACGACACATATACCAGTTTCCTGATGCATCACCGGCGAGAACAATTCGATTTCGATACCGTGCGACAAGCGTGTTACCAGCAGGGAAAGTCCCCTGCAATGTTTCATCTTCCCAGTCATACACCGTGTCATCGTCGATGTCATAATAGCGGCTGTTCGTCCCGTCCACCCAAAACGCCTTGTCGTTCAACGTAGCCATCTGCACTCTGAAAGGGTTCGTGGTTGCGACGTTGGTTCCGTTCGTCGGAAGATGGATTGTCCCGTCTTCGATGATCTTCACATTCCCGTTTGATATCACGACGAGGGCTGATCGGCGTGGGAGGATCGGGCTCGATGCTCCGCTCAATACCTGTAGCTGCACGGCATCGTTCGCCACGTTGGAAAAATCATAATCAAGATCGAGGTCCGCTACGATAACCCCGTCGAGGTCGAGTACCCAGAAATTCGCGGTCGCCCCAGAACTCCCGACCCACGTAGTCGATTCCATCCCGGTAACAAAGATATTACGCAAGTTGTGGTCAGCCCGAACCCGATAGTCTGCGTCGCTCTGTGTGGAGATAAGAGTAGTCCACTGAATGATCCCGGTCTGGTCGCTACGTATGATCTTAGTGGTCCCGCCCGCGTCCGCTAGGGGACGTGCGGCGAATACCACATGCTGACTTTCCGGGACCCAAGCAACGGTGTTTATATCTCCTGTCAAATCCGGGGCGAAATCAGCAGGGATGAGTTGCTGCTGCAATACGAGATCGTTATCCCAGACCCATAGTATACCTGTTAGCGATCCCGCCGGCTGAACGAATACAGCGGCAACCACTCGGCCATCAGTTGGCCGTATGGCAATATCTGCCCTGTTTCCGAAATCTGTCGCTTCCGTATCGGCGAATGTCATATCTTCACCGAAATGGTGAGACGCCATCGTTGCCCCAGTGTCCCCGTTTATCTTGAATAGGGTGAGGTCGTAGTCTTGGAAGAGGGTGTTGACATTAGCGAATATGAACAAATTACCAAACGGATCGAGACGCAACTGAAACAAGTGACTCAGGGTCCCGTCTGTGGTGGGGGTCTGTAAATCACGTACCCACACTATAGCAAACGTATCCGCATCCAAGCAGAACAGGTTGGCTGTGGACCCGGTGGTGCCATCGTATGTAGCGGTTCGCGTGTAAACCGACACGAAAATAACGTGTCGGCTTTCGTCGTATACCAGCCCCGTTAATCTCTGGCTCGTACCAGCCGCGTCCCACACCCCGGCTATGCTGCTGGCAACGGTCTCAAACGACGGGTCGATCTTCCACAGTATATTACTACCGCCCCCATCCACTCCGGTTATAGTTGCTCGATCCCCTCCGACGTAATAGAACCGGCCGTCGTAATCCCCGGCTTCGAGTTCTTGTGGGCCGATCCCGTCCCACTCCTGTTGAAACAAGACACGGTTTGCATTCGCCCGGATTATACCGCCAGCCCCGCCTGAATTATCCGGCAAGATTAGCAGATCATCAGACGGCACCGGATAGTCGGCTGGCCGTACCAGACGGATCATGGATTGTATGGGGTTCGTGCCGTTTATGTCGGCCCCGACCCATTTCGACAATCCACCGCGACGACCGCCACGAAGACGGCCTTCTAGGGTATCGTGCGGGCGTACGTTAAGGACCTGATCGGTCATCCCTTCCGGCATCTTATCATAGCCGGCTGTGATGTTCAGACCTTTGAACGGGAAGATGTTTGTCTGCGGAGTGGGCATAGGTAAAAAACCCGACCCCATTTAAGGGGCCGGGATCGATGTTATCGAAGGGGTTGCGTCTGGGCCGCATCCTCAAATTCGTGGTAGCTGACAAGGCAAGAACGGTACACCAACTCCATGCCATGAAGGACGACTTCTTCGGCATTCGTGTCGTTAGCCCCGTTCGTAATCAGTTCGATCGTCAACACGTCGTCACGCAGCATCCCCAACTGACCGAGGTCGAATTCGACCCACTGTTCGGTTGTGGAGAGAACAGGGACATCATCATCATCGGTGAATGATGGGGCGAGATCAGCCGACAGGGCGGACCTGGCACGTTTGCGGTAAACCTCGACATCGAGTTTAACGTCGTCGTCAGTGGAAACCGTCAGTTGTGAAGCAAGGACTCGAAGGATCAGTTCGTCGGTGGCCTCGTCGTAGTCCCGAGGAATGACCACGTTAATGTTGCCGGCACTATCCACCCCTTCTTCGATAACCAGAACCCGGGCGTTGGTTTCGTCTGCGGTGAGGCCGAGTTGTGATCGAAGATTGGCTACGTCAGTTCGCAAGGCGTTATATGCCGCCGCAATCTCTTGGATAGCCGCAATCGTATCATCCTGATCCGCCGCCGCCGCGCCCGTACTAATGGCCGGGATGGTTCCGTCGTTCGTGCCGGCACCGTCAGTTACGGTCAACGCCCCGGCCGTTGCAGTAACCGCTGCTGACGGGGCAAGCGATTCAAGCCCTACCCCTTCAAGACGAGTAAGGTACCCACAGTCGATTTGGGGTTCGCCGTTGCTGTCACGCCCACCGCCTGTTACGAGGGCTTTGATATGCGTGAGGAAATTCGAGACGCTTAATTTCAATGGAATTCTCCTAGAGCGTGGTGACTCGGAGAGTCACGGTTAAAGATTTATGGTAACATCAGGTCTTTGATACCAGTTGTCACGCCACTGCTTGAACGCAGCGGCTCGGTCCATCATCTGAGGACCGCCGAAATTCCCGAGCCGCCTCGGGGCAGACCGAGCATCGATCTTCCAGCTATTAGGCAGGCAGATGTTTTGGTAATAATTCTGCTCGGTAGAAGTCTTACCGTCTTGAATATCGGTTTCCGCCAAGGCCCGACAGGCCGCACGAATTGATTCATCGTGGGCAAACGGGGTGGGGGGAACCTCAGTCAAATCCACTAGCGAATCAAAATGAAGGTCGAAGGGAAATTCCACCGTAATCACTTCATCAGGGTTTGGGTACGCCATCAGTTCCCATCGCCGCCGAGGCGTACCTGTGTCCATCACACGCACCGCAGCAAGGAACGGATCACCGTTTTCAGAATCCACATTCTCCCGCCATTGACGAATCAAGGCGTCGGTTGACCACGCAATTGAGGTTCCTTGATCTGTCCCGGCCGCATACGTAATCTCGCCGGCATACTGACCGCTGAACGTGCGTGGCAGGGTGTAATTTCCGTTCGATGAGATGCTCCACAAATCCGCCGAGGCAGTGGAAGCATCACCCGTGACTACAATCACGGCGGGGCTGGTGTATGTCTGAATCGTGAAGTCGCCGACCCCGTCGATCGAGATCGTCTTTTCCTCCATCGAAGGGTAGAACGAGTCGGCCGATGCCGTGATCGTTGTCACGCCTCCGGAGAACGCACCACCTGTTACCGTGACCGCCACATTTTCTGCGATGGTTGGCCACAGGGCGAGCGATGCCACAGGCTGTGCCCACCGCCAGCCAGCAGGCGGGGCCTGCGAAATAAACATGCGGATCGCCTTGTTGACAATCCGTTTGCATTCGTCAAGGTCGTGGACGTTCACGGGAATTTGGGCAGCTTCGTCGCCTGCGTCCCCGTATTCAGCCCACCCCACCATCTGTGCAACCTCTAGGATGAGGTCGTTAAAGGTGAGTACGCTCGTAGGTTCTGTGGACATGGGTGTTCCAAGGGATAAACTCCGGGGGCCGATCCCCCGGAGCGATCACGATTTATTAACCGCGAACCTTAGACGCAAAGCGAACACGTCGAACATGCACCTGCTCGGCCGCACCCGCACCTGTCTTGACTGCGACGACGGCACAATAATCCTTGGCCTGATCGATCGTGGTATCGACGGTCTGTACCGCAACTTCATAGCCGTTCGCATAAAACGTCAGCTTATCACGGCCATCAAACCGAAGCCCGAGTTTGAAGAAGGCACCGTCAGTCAACGCTGCACGGGACGCAAGCGGGATCGCCGTCGCGTTCGTTACATCGTTCAGGACGTTGACCAACGTGCCAGCGTCTTTCTTATAGACGGCATCGAAGGCGTTATCATCGCCGTTGTCCTGAACGAAACCGATCAGGGATTCGTCTACCAGACTGTTGCTGGCGACATCGTTGGACAGGACATCGCGGGCCGTGGTTGTGGTGCCGTCCACAGCATCCGCTTCCACGATACCGACAAAAATACCCATGTCGGCATCGACATCGCCGGCCGCAACAATCGCTTCAAACCAAAGACGCTGTCCGCTGTTTTTGGTGATCTTGCCGAAGGGCTGCGAAAATAGAGCGGCTGCGTCGTTGTCGTCGCCGTCAGTTTCAATACTGAGGGCCCCGCCCTGAGCATCGGCAACCATCGCAAGAACAGTATCGGTATCCGCGTCCAGCTTCAGTGCGTTACCAAACGAAACCATGTTGACATCGAGAGCCGCAGCCAGAATCCCGGTCGGGGGACCCATGAACTGTACGTCGAAGTAGAAACCTTCGGCGTTGGAATTAAGAGTTTCGCCGGGGCAGTCCGACCAAATAGAAGGTGAAGGTTGAGCCGCTTCGCCTACCTGACTAAAACCGATTTCTCCGAATTGCATCGATGTTATCTCCTATGAAAGAGTGAAAAACAGATTAGGCCCCGGGAATACTGCGATGAAGCACGAAGCCAGCCGTACGACGGTTGATACAAAGGTTCTGGTGGGCACCGTCAAGGTAGACCGTGAACGTGGTGTGCTGACCACGGTCGATCATCGGCTTGCCTTCATCCATCCAGTAACCATCATGGACGATCGGCTGCAACTTCGACCAGTCCACACAGTAGATCGGATCAGGGGCGAACGATGCCGAAGCACCATCAGTCACCGTGACGCCGTCCAACTGCGGGATGTAGATAACAGCCATGCGGTTGAAGAACACGGTGCCTTCGTGATTGTGCAACATCTTACCCGCGAGGTCCTTGGGCTCGTTGTTGTCATCCCGCTTATCACCGAGGTCTTCGAGTTCAGTCACGATGTCGTCGTTGGCATACAACTTGATGGGCGAACCCACGCCGTCCTGACCCTTCGACTTGACATATGGAGACGGCTTGAACCGGGTGCGACGAACGGCATGACGCAGTTTGCGGAGCAGGGAGTTATCGACCTTCGTGTAGACATCCGCGTAATTACGCCACTTTGCTTCGAGAGCCGCGTCGATACCAGCACAAATCGTGCCCGTGGTGCCGCCCTGATACCGAATGGTCTGACCGTGAAAGCCGCCCGTGGTGCTGCCGTTGTTGAGGAAGTTGAGGTAATAAGGAATTCCGAAGGGGAATGTCTTGTCCGTCGCCGAAGTCGGCGTAAGCCAACCACGCTCCTCAATCAGTTCCGACAGGTCCCACATCCGCTCCTCGCGGCGTGATTCGAGCAGATTGATGAACCCCTTCTCGGAGTTCTTGTTCAGCATGATCTCGAACACATCCCACGAATAGTCCGTGCCGATCCGAGTCCAGTGGACATCAATCGTCTGCATGTTCTGATCCACGGTCGGTGTATCGGTATCATACAGCTTGCGATAGCGTGCCCGACCATGACGGTCGAGAATCACGTTACGCTGAATCGACGTACCGCCGTCAATCTTGCGGCGATGCTGCTGGTAAATCTGGCAGAATTCATACTGCTGCGAATCCCACATCATTTCAAACTGACCCTTGGGCAAATCCTTCAGGGTAGTATTGAGCAGGTCCGCCAATTGATCGATATCAACACTCATCAGTAATTCCTTTCATCCGGCTACAATCAGCCGAAGACTTTTGCGAGTCCTTCTCTCGTCCGACCTTCGAGATCGGCACGACTTACAGGGCGACCCCCGGCACTTGACGCGGGGGTCCCAGAGCGAGACGGCTTCAAAGAGATGCCGGACTGACGCTTTTGCGTGGCCTGCTTAATCTCCTGTCGAATTGCCTGAACCTTGTAATCCTTCGACACCATCTCATGTGCAAGGGTCAGTGCTTCGTCAAGTTGTAGGTTCCGTCCGGTCGCCGCCCGAGCCCCGATCACGAGACTGTAAGCGTTGTCCAGAACCTCGTCACGCTTTGCCTTCTGTGCAGGCGTCACACCTGACTTCGGATCACCGTAGAGTGGGGCGTACGGCCCCATCCTCGCGTCTCCGAAGAACCCCTCGACCTGTACGATAACCCGGTCGAGTTCATTCTGCTGTGATGCCTGATGACCCTGCTGAATCTGCGGGATGACCTGATTCATGGCCTCGATTGCCGCGTTTACTGGGGCAACGATTTCGTCGATCATCTCATCCGCACCGTACTTGTTCTTCATCGCATCTGCGTCAATCGGCTTCAGCGGGGATACCCCCGTCTGTGCCGAACTCGGCTGTGCGATCTGCTGAGAAGACGGAGCAGTCTGTTCAGTCCGAAGTTGTCGGCCGGCTTCAGCGTACCGTTCTACTTCCGCCTGACGGTCAGCATGGACTTTCGTCGCCATCCGAAGAAACCCATCTGCATGAGGGGCTTTCAGATTTCGATTGATGTCCTCGTCATCCCACCCGTTTGCCTGAAGGGATCGTCGCATCGCGTCGGGAAGGGTAGGGGCGTCAGGCGTTGAAGTGCCGATTTCATCATCAACTGCACCTCCAGCGTCTTCGGCTGCTGCTTCCCCGGCAGGCGTCTCTTCAAAATCATCGCCCGGCTGTTCAGTTTCCTGAGCCGGGTCAGTGTCTTCGTCAGTAGTTTGTTCGGGTTCGGGCGTGTCTCCAAACACCGCCGCCATCCGGTCTTTCGTGGTTTGTTCCAGCAACGTCTGGTCTGCGTCGTTGAATTCCTCAGCCGAGGCTGAAGCATCGCCGTCCGGTTCGGCGGTCTTAAAAGCGAGTTCGGGGTCATGGATGGTCATGGCGTCTCCTTGTTGAAGTATACCATAAAAACAGGCTCAGTCAAGCAAAATCCGTTAATTCTTTTCGACGAATCCCGCCGAATCGAGGGCCTTCAGCTTATCCCGCCGACTCCGGGCAATCGGAACCCCGTACAGAGGGTCCTCCGGGTTATCGGAACAATCGACGCCGGGGCAGTCCCGTTTGAACTCCTCGATCTGTTCCGGGTAGATACAGGCGATGCTGTGCATTTCAATCGGGGTGGAAAACTCTTTCATGTTGATATGGGGTAAACATGGAACCCGGTGATACGTATCCCGATCACAATTAGGGCAGTGAACCAACGGCTCGTCTCGCATCATTTGGTACACTTCGTCCTGATGTAAACAATCGTCACAGACATATACATAGATTGGCATTTAGTACCCCGCTCCTTGTTTCAATTGTCTCTGGCTGTCGTTCGCCCCGGATTGGAAGTCAGAACGCATTTGTCCCTCGGAGTCGGGGGTTCCACCCATCGCCTGCCCGGGTTGACCGTTCTGCATGATCGCGGCCATCGGATTCGCGTTCGGGCGTGCTTCACCCTTCGACCCTTCCGGCTGCGGCGACTGCATCATTTGCATCGCCATCTTCATTTGGAACATCGGATCATACCAGACTTCGTCCATCCATTCGATCCCGCGATCCCGGGCCATGTTCATAATGAACATCTTAACATCGAACGGGATGCCCATCATCAGCATGGTCTGAGCAGCTTGCGTTGCGGCCGGGAGAATCTTAACCGCGAAGTCCATAGATTCCATGAACCGAGTTTGACTATCCTTGCGGCCCATAGATTCGGGCTGGACTTCAAAATGATAGTCTATGAAATCACCGCGTCGAGCTTCGGGGGTGAGGAACACTTGCACATCCTGCATACCACCGGGGTCTGTTACCATCGGACCCTGAGCGGTCATAATCACGGTGGGTTGACGTTCAACTCGACGGACGAGAGCCTGATCGAGCATGGGATCAGTGTGGATATACCACGCTCGCTTACGGCCTTCTTCAGCCGCCATCTTATAGACGAGGTCCTTCATGTCTTCAAGACCGACTGACGCCGTGCCGGCGAGAATCTTAGCCTCAGTCGCAGACCCCACATCCGTACGCTGACCGGCGAGGGCTTCGGGGTTCGACGCCATCATGTTGAACCAGTTCTGAAGGTGAGCCAGATGAATCTCGTTGCTCTGCTGTTGCCCACCGAGACTCTTGACCTGAGCCCCGTCAGGGTCGTCCATCGCAATCGTGGACCCGTCTTTTGCATCGACGAGTTCTTGTGTATCGTCGGCAGCGGAACGTCGGTACGTGAGAACGTCTTTCTGGGCCATCGCCTGATCGACGATCTTCTTCACCATCTTATTTGCGAGGACGTGCAAATCATTCCACACACCGACAGCCGGTACCGGGAGTGGGTTTCCGGGGACGGGGGGTGTCAGTGCGAGCAAAGTATACGGACCCGTGTCCGGCCCGTAGTAATCGTCCACCCGAAGGTAATCTTCAAAGGTCACGTTCTTCGCACCCGGCACCGTAACTATGGCGTTGGCCTCCGGGACCCAGAGTTCAAGCACCTCTACTTTTTCCCGCAGAAACGATTCATCTCCGCGACGGGAATCACCCATCGACAGATCGTACGCCCGCGAATCACGGTTGTATTGCTGTTCGAGGGACGGGAGTCGTTCTACTAACTCGTTGTTATACCTCCCGGATTCCAGCAAAACTTCGCGGGCGACACAAATACGATCGCCCATGAAGGCCGCATCGATGAACATATGCTCGCGTGAATCAGGGTCAACCACAAAGTTGTCGAAATCCACCGCAAGGGTGTAGAGTTCGCCATTGTCAATCTGATCGTACGTGTCGAAAGCATATAGGGAATCGCTTTCCGCGAGTCCGGTCTTCAAAATACCGAGCGTAAACACCGCATCGACGATCACGCGGCGGTAAACGTCGGTGATATTGACTTTTTTATCGTGTTTCGACAGGGCGAGGGCGAGAAGTTCGGCGTATTCCTTGTACGCGAGGTATTCGCTCGTGACCGAATGCTTCGGAAAACTCATTACGATGTGCGGGATCAAGGATCGGATCGCATTGAAGATGAGATTCAGGGCTTCGGACCCGATATTTCCGTGGCACTGGTCATAGTACGCACCGACGTAGTTACGCAAAAAAAGAAGACGGGCATTCCTGAAGTTTTCAAACCTCTCGATCCCGCGATGGGCGACGGCTTGGAGTTTCCGGGGTCCGATTTCAGATGGCATAGTCGTGTCCTACTCGAAAATCAAAGCGGTCGCTTTGCTGTTTTCGTTTTTTGTTGCGTTTCCACTGCTCAAACCGATACCCGGGCGATCGTTTAGGTGCCGATGTCTCTGCTCTGCGAGACTTCTTCGGGCCTTCGTCCATCCCTACGACCGCGAGCATGTCTGCGATGACGCGATCACCGTGGGTCTTACGGGCGGACGCATTTTCTTCCACCAGTTCTGCCGGGCCGAGGGACCCATCAGGGAAATTGATGTAAGTGAGGGCCTCGTCCAATGCCGCTTCGTCGTGATTGATGTATCCGCCGTGGGCGTACGCCCGACGCAGCAACCCCATCGCGGTCGCCTTCTTCTCCGGGCTCGATCTCCAACCCCACCGCTTCCCTCGTTTCTCGCTCAGAGTGCCGGGGACGCGGTCGAAGTACACATTCGGGTACTGCAACACCTTAGTTACTTGTCGGCCGAAGTCGAATCCGGGGTCTCCGTTGTTTTCCCAGATAAGGAGCGGATAACGGTTGCGACCGCCAGCCCAGATGCAAGCGGCAACTGCGAGTTTGGCGAGTTCATAGGGCGGAGTGTTAGCATCGACGAAGGTGAGGATTTTTTCTTTGTCTTCGTTACTGGTGATGTTGATGACACTGTTTGATGCCCCCATGCCTTTCGAGATATCGCATGATACGGTGAACGTCTTTGTCTGATCGGGCCGGCCGCTCATAAGTCGGGTCCACACCTGCCACGGACCTTTACCCCGGATGTCGATTGCCTTCGTATCCCGCTTGATACAGGCATCGGGGATTTGAGAATCTGAAATCTTCGGCATGAATTGAATACGCATCGTTCGGATCGGGGGCTTCGCAAACAGTTTGCGGTGTTCTTCGATCACATGCGTCTCGAAGAACATATCACCGGACCCGATAGGGTCGGCGTCGATTTCGATTGCCATTTCCTTCGGGGAACGGATCGATGCTTCGTGGTCGTACCACGGACTGCGAATCTTATACCGGCCGAGATCATCTTGGGCTACGTACAACCCCTTCGACTTCTCCGGGTGCGACCACCACATCATTTGGAAGACGGGTATCGTGCCGGACGTAACCCATTTCGCAAATGCAGTTCCCGCTCCATCATGCGTAGAGCAGGGAAGCCGGCACTTCGATACGTCGCGTGTGGACCGCTTAATTGATTCTCCCTCAGCCATCTTTGCCATTTCGTCGAGGAAGATACTTTTGACGCGATTGGAACTACCGGCTGTTGCATTAGCGGATTCCCCAACAATGCGATTCTTGCGGTCTAGATTGATTAGGTGCAGCTTCTTCCGCATGATGCGGGGCAGCATCCACTCCGGCAGTTTCGACAAGACGAAGTCGCTTTTCCCAAACATGGTGCCGGGGTCTGCAAGCGATCCATGCGGGTATTCACGCGGCAGACCGTCAAGCGAATCGACAGCATCTTCTTTACGCGAAATCCACAGATGCGATTCTTCATCCTTGAATATGAATCGGTGGGCGTATTCGACGACGTGATCCCACGTCGCACCCATATCACGAGATTTTGTGGTGGCGAGGTCCTTACCTACGTCGATCGCCTTTTCGATCGCAAGAATGTGATCGTCTTGAATCGGCCACGTAAGGTAGGGAATAACAGCATGTTCGGCCTGCTGCTGTTCCTTCTCCATGTCCGATTCAAATACCCGGAGAGTGTAGCAGAAGGCGTTCACGAAGAACAGTACAGACTTCGAGCAAGCCGTGTACAGATCATCGCGTAGCTGCATGTCTTCGTCGGCCGCATTGAAAAGGGCCACACGATAACGCAAATTGGCCACCGGGTCCTTAGGGACACGGAGGCCGGTGATCGGGCACGCCCACCAATCAGGTAGCGTGACTTCTTTCACATCAGGTTTTTGCGTGAACGTAGCGGCCATTATTCAACGGGCTTCCGCTTCGGCGGGACTTTCTTCTTCAGTTCCTCAACTTCGTCGTGGGCACGGGATGCGAGATCATTGAAGCGGGTTGTCGCCATCTCATCGACCCGGTCCTTGACCTTGGGCTTATCATCGTCTTCGGTGACGGCCATCGGAACCTTGCCTTCGATGCGGTCCCAAATCAACTGCATAGCCCACGAGGTCGGCTCGTGATACAGAAACGATTCTTTACCCGTGTCGTCGATCTTTACCTCGGTCCATCCCAAGGCTCGGTCCCACACCAGCTTCGCCAGTGCCTCACCGCGAGTCAAAACGGTACCGTCAGCCTCGGCCATATCATGTGCCTGAGCCGCCAGTTCTTTGAGGTACCTCGTAAGGTCCCTCGACCCGATGGATGCCTTCTTAGCCATTATGCCTGTTCAGGTTCCCGCCATGCGGGACGCGGATCAATACCAGCCTGCCGTCGAAGCGTGCCCTTGAATGACACATCGACCACGCCGGCCGGGGCGGTAACATGGGGTTTGGCACCGGGCAGACCGACGTAAGGCGGGCACAGTTCCTTGACCATCCCTCCGTTTGCCGCGAAGGTTCCGCGAAGAATGACTTCACCCGTGTCAGCGGAGTTATCGTCGTCGCTGTCGGAGAACACGATGCAATCACCGCCCGGTGCGGTGACGAGATCGACCTGATGGTATTCCACGTATTCGTCGGAACGGAGCGTGAAAGCGGTGTCGCTCCCGTCCTTGAACATAGGGATTTCAACACCGGACGACGCATCAGTAGAATGCACGAAGCCTCGGATTGGTTCGCCGCATGGGGACATTATGAAGACTCCTAATTATTCAATGGTCACTGTGAAATTAGAAAATGCCTCGACGGGGACACCGTCAGGATCGCCTACAACGGCGTCAGGCAGCGGGCTGTAGAACAAATTGCCTGAATGGAATTCGCTGAACGTAAGTCGAAGCGTGTTCGCGTTGGTTTGGAATACGCCGTTCGGTTCGACGCTTTCCCCGGTGTACGCCCATACCGACGTATCACTGTCGGCGAGCGTGATATCCCTATCGAATTCCAACATGATGCGGTTGGTCGCCGTAAAGAATACAGCGGACACAGGAACGGGCGGATCGGGGTCTCCTCCCCCACCGTCTCCCGGATTCAAGATTCCGTTACCGATGATCTTTGCGAAGTCCGACATATCAGATATCCCACTTCCCGGCTATGTAGTTGGCCAACGTCAGAAGTTCGCCGTCTGTGAGTACGCGGTTATACCACATTGCTTCATACGCAACGATGTTGCTATTTTGCCCGCCGTCATTCCGGGCCCCGAGCAACCACCCATCCATAGATTCGAGCGACATTGCATCGAGGTCTTGATCTACGAGGGCTCCCCCTAGGTACCGGCGAAGGTCGGTGACTGTCGCACCAAACGTAGCGGTTACAAATTGCGGGGTGTTGTATAGCTGTGGGATAGATGAACGGTCGATTGACTCAAAAGTTCGTATTGACCCTGCTCCAGTGGCCGATGAGTACAGCGTGATACGATTAGTTGAATTCACCGAATCCCATATGTTTACCACACCCCCATGACTCGATAGCGTAAACGCCAGCAGGATACTGAATGGTTGGGCCTGAGTCGATGCGAATGTTCGGGCGAGGTTGTCAGATGCCCCGGAGAACAGAATCGCCGGCAGAGAATTCTGGTTCACGGTATCATAGACGGGCCTGTTATCGTCAGTCGCTTGGATCAGGTGATTCCCGTTCCCGCTTTTGTCTTCCCACCGCCCGACCGGATCGGTGTCGCCCGATGGGGTCGCCCCGGCCGATGTCGTGAACACGGTACCCGTGTCAGACGCATCCCACCACCCGAACAGGTCGTCGATGTCTTCCGGGGAGAACGGGACCGCGTCCCCGTGAGGACGCACATCACCGCCGATTATAGGTCCTAGTATTGACATTATCGAAGATCAGTCTGAATCAAGCAGTCGGATAGATGAAACGGTGTTTCGGATCAGGGTGACGCATTCGGTGTCATTCTTCAGATCGCGGCCATGGTCGGACCCAATCGGGTGCCACCAATCAAGGGTGACGCTGTGGGTCGTGACTTTATGGACCCGACCGTACGCGGTTGCTTCGAGTACGTCGTCGCTGTTCATTACATGGTCGAGGAAGTCGATTGCTACGACTGCTCCTGCTTTCAGCGATGCCCATCGGATTTCTTTCAATGTTGGGTCTCTCCTTATCAAGTCGATGGTTGTCCCGGTATGGGGCGGGGCCGCTTCAACCCGTACGAGACCCGGTATACAGGGAGGGCCCTCGCCCCATACAGGGACAATGGGCATAGCGGATCACTTCTTACGCCGGGCCATGCGTTTCTCGTGGGCCCCCTGAATCTGCAAGAACGCTTCCCGTTGGGTGATGGGGTTGCCGGCTGCTTTCTGCTTCTTGAAGAGGCGGTTCGCAGCTTTGTCGAGTTGGGCCAGTGTCAGTTTGTTGCTAGGCATAGGGGAAGTCCTTTCGGTCTTTAAGTATACACGATAAACCGGGGTTGGTCAAGAAAAATTCCGCATAAATGTTTAACGCAACGGTACTCGGCGTAAAAAGAGGGCTATGTAAAAGTTGTCAAAGTACCCCGCTTATATAGAAATATGCCGTACGTATCAGGTCTGCCCTGTCTTTGAACATGCCAAGTCCATTATTACAGGACGTGCATAACAACCCGCGTACCCTGCCCGATGCGTGGTCATGGTCCACACAGATTGTGGCTCGCGTATCCCCATTACGGCAGCGTATGCGGGACATGCAAATCGCACAACGACCTCTCTGTTTTCGATACAGGGATAAGAATTCGGGCATGGGCAGACCATACACCCCCTCTATGTGCTTTAGATAGTTAAATCGCTTACCGCACCGTCTGGGACGCCAAGGAGACCTGCGTTTTATCCCCCCGGCATTCAGGTATTTTTGAATGGTGGTGTCGCTCACGCCGTATTTCAGCGATACGTCGTTCAATCGCATACCGGCTATATAGTCTTTGAACATCGGAGTAGGATCGTCGAATGCGGGCTTACGAGGCATAGTGGTTCTCCTATCCCAAGTGTACCCCGAATCTTGCCCTTATGCAAATGGAAAAGGGCAAGTTTCGCAAATGAAAATTTATGTGGGTGATAGATACCCATCCCCGGGACTCCGACGCAACACGCAAGCAAAGGGTGGCACCCGGGGGTACCTAACAGCTACCATACAGCAGTCGCTACGTCCCATAGTCCACTATATACTGCACTATGCAGCGGTGCGGTATCGAGCATACATTGTGAAACAATTCACAAGGACTGCCAATATGGCAGGCCGGACGATAGTGGGGTATATACTGCACTATGGGAGATGGGAATGATGCAAAAAAGCATCATTGGGGGGGGGAAATGATGCCTAAACGCAACACACCCCCGATATTTCGCCAAAAACGCCACTAATATTGTCCCATAGACTGAACAAGTTTACGATTGACGACCTCATTATCTCTCTATACCCTATTTATTATCTCCCCCGCGTAGCTTAGTAGAGATGAGAATCTAAAAGACTTTCTAGTGCACCATGCTGTATAGGCTCGAGAGATATTCTCTCTACAAAAGTTTTCTCGTTCGGTCTATAGGACAATTGTTTTGGTAATCTGGGTAATCTGCACACCCCCAGAATCGAGTATACACCCCATTATGGCGTTTCCAGCCAAATATCGACTATGGGACAATTGTTTGGTTATTCGGACCTTCCCTCAACGATCAACATCCACAATTCTGCATGAATCTTGGACATTTTAATTGCATCCGGCCGATTCTATGATCTACTGCGTACAGTATACAATCGCTGACCCTTGAAAGGAATTGATATGGACCCTGCCTTTACACTAGCCGTGATGCGACAAGCGTACATCACCCACGATCCCGAAACAATCCGACAATGTGCACTAGACCTACTGCAATGGATTCGCTCGGGCGGGTTCACCCCGCCAGTTGACGAACCACAATTGGCCATGCTGTTGTGGTTGTCGATCGGCCATAATTTTGACTCTGCTGAGCGTATAGACTTTGACCCAGTATTCGCCTGATTATCCCCAACACTACGCCGATACGGTGTATCATGTACACAGTTGATCGGCGAGGCCGATCCGAACCCACACACGCGGCCAAGCCGCAGGAGTCGAAAATGACAAAGCAATTCCAAGTCGGCGACGTGGTTTTTCAGGGCTGGGGCGAATACAGCAGCAGCCGCCCGGCTGATATTGACTCGCCATTCCGGGAGATCGAAGCCGAGGCGCAGGATGACGCCAGCGTGTGGTTCTCGTGGCTCACGAAGCGCGAGCAAGCAATGGCAAATTTCGGGGTTACAAGATATCGAGTCACCGCCATTGAAGATGACGGCAGCATTGGCAGCGCAGTTAGTTTCTGAATCACCGCCGCCGCGCCTAAAGGTGCGTCGGCGATTTATGTCCGTTCCAGAACAAGTTGTTTTCTGGCTTCCGCGCGCCGATGAACACGCGCTCGCCGCTTCGCTCGGAATGTGCGAAGCCGATCCAGAATTGCTCCGCGAATTGGTGGAGGCCGCGCAGAGGCAGACCGCGCATGATCTGCCCGGTGTGCCAATCCGAGTGCATCGCTGGCACGTTTGGCGAGTCGTGCGGACCATGCAGCGCATCGGGGCGACGAACACGCCGGATGGCCGCGCCGCCGCGTATGTGCATTTATCAGGGGAGAAACCATGAACGATCCACAAACTCTTATTGAAGCCGTGCGGTATTTCAGCGACCTTCACCGCTGCGAACAGTACATGCGCGAACTCCGCTGGCCCGGCGGCAATCCGGTCTGTGAGCATTGCGGATCGGAACCCGCTATCCGCATGGTACCATCCATCGGTGCCCCGCTTCCGACTTGTGCGAAGTGCGGTATCGTCTATATGGATTGACTACAATCCGCGATATCCTTGATTGGATAGCGTGGACTTTGACCGACCCTAACCCCAACTAAGGAGACCATATGATGGAATACACACTCGACGATATCATGGCTCTGGGGCCGTGCGGGGAGCGTGAGGAATACTCCGCCATGCTCCCTGAGGGACGGATCGGGTTGACAATCCCCGAGATTGCCACGTTGCCGATTCCTGTATGCGACAGAGCGTGGGTACTGTGGCGGCTGATTCCGCAACGGTCTGCGGAAAGGGCGGTTGAGAAAACCGTAACCCGTGCCGTTGCGGCTAACGCTTTGCATTGCGGCATTCCTGCGGTTGAGCGATGGGCGAAAACATGGCTATCCGGAAAAGACCGGACCACAGATGCGGCGGCAGGGGCGGCAGGGGCGGCACGAGCGGCGGCACGAGCGGCGGCAGGGTATGCGGCAGAGGTGGCACGAGCGGCGGCATGGGCGGCAGAGGTGGCAGAGGCGGCGGCAGAGGCGGCAGAGGTGGCACGAGCGACAGGGGCGGCAGAGGTGGCAGAGGCGGCGGCAGAGGCGGCAGAGGCGGCAGAGGCGGCGGCAGGGGCGGCAGAGGTGGCACGAGCGACAGGGGCGGCAGGGGCGGCACGAGCGGCGGCACGAGCGGCGGCACGAGAGGCGGAGTACGAGTCACAAATTGAGAATATCCTGCATTCTCTATGACCCTCGATCCTTCACACTCTACTCTGCGGAGTAGAGACTGAATGATCGATTCTAACTTTTTGACAATGGAGACCTACCTTGGAATACACACTCGACGATATCATGGCTCTGGGGCCGTGCGGGGAGCGTGAGGAATACTCCGCCATGCTCCCTGAGGGACGGATCGGGTTGACAATCCCCGAGATTGCCACGTTGCCGATTCCTGTATGCGACAGAGCGTGGGTCATGTGGCGATTGACCCCTGAGGCGGCGGCGGGCAAGGCGATTGAAAAGACGTTGATTCGCATTGTCACAAACCATGCTCTGCACTGTGGCATTCCCGGTGTCGAACTGTGGGCGGCGGGTTGGTTGTCTGGTGCAGATCGCTCGGCGGCGGCAGGGACCAAGGCACGGGCGGCGGCATGGGCAGCGGCAGAGACATGGGCATGGGAGGCGGCACGGGCGGCAGAGGCACGGGCATGGGCGGCGGAACGGGCGGCACGGGCAGCGGCAGGGGCGGCAGAGGCGGCGGCAGAGGCACGGGCATGGGCGGCGGAACGGGCGGCACGGGCAGCGGCAGGGGCGGCGGCAGAGGCATGGGAGGCGGCACGGGCGGCAGAGGCAGCGGCATGGGCGGCGGCAGAGGCAGCGGCACGGGCAGCGGCAGGGGCGGAATATGAGTCACAGATTGAAGATATACTCCATTCCCTGTGATTCGATCCTTCACACTCTACTCCGCGGAGTAGAGACTGAATGATCGAGAATCACAATTCAACTAAGGAGACCATATGATGACTCGTAAACATTTTCAGGGTATCGCCGACGTGTTGAATTTGCACCGGCCGGAACCCGAACCCGCTAGAGAACAATGGGCGACGATGCGTGATGCGTTCGCCGCCTTCCTCGCCACCCAGAACCCCGCGTTTGATCGGATTCGATTTATCTCGGCAACCGAAAAGAAGACACAATGAGACTTACACTGGCACAATTGAAAGAGGCCGGGGCTTGTTCATCTGCTCGTAAGAGGTTAAAGCGTGTGTTCGGGGACGCTGTAGATGTGACCCCAGAGTTGTGCCAGACACATGCGGATGAATGGAACTGGGGCTGGGCCGCTTCTAATCTGCTTACTGTCCCGGCACTGTCCGATTACAAGCGTGCCATTGTCCCGGCACTGGCCGAATACAAGCGTGTCACTGCCCCGGCATGGGACGAGTACAAGCGTGCCATTGTCCCGGCACTGGCCGAATACAAGCGTGTCACTGCCCTGACATGGGACGAGTACAAGCGTGTCACTGCCCCGGCATGGGACGAGTACAAGCGTGTCACTGCCCCGGCACTGTCCGATTACAAGCGTGCCATTGCCCCGGCATGGGCCAATGCCTACAATTCACCCTTTAACGAGGAGAAAGCATGAACTTGCAAGTAGAAACATCGTTTGAAGATTCTACCCCCGGTGACGCTATCACGGCGGATATGCTGCGTGATATGAGGGGTTCTGAATATGACCGACCATCGGGCCTGTTTCAGAATGACGGCGGGGACATCTTGCTGTCGGACGGGACTAAGTCCGGGCTTGCGTTGCTTAGCGGTGAATATGTCTATACGGATTTGGATTCCATTATATCATATTCCCCGTTTACCCGCATGGCACCGGGCACGGTGATCTCCATCCGACAGATCGACCCCAATAGTGACTGATAACCGTCCCCGGTCGATTGATTTCGTCCGGGGATTTTTCTTGACTTCTCTCCGACGCGGGGTAAACTTTACGTAATAAGGAGACCTATCACGATGTTGATTACAATCGATCATGCAAGAAAAGTGCTGGAAACTGTGGATGCCGGGCTGTGTCGCGGCAAAGGGAACCCCGTACCGGGGGAAATGTGCGTTGAGGCGGCGGTGTGCTTCGCGTTGGGTCTGCCCCACGGGGATGATCCGCCGTGCGTCGATCCGGTTTGGCGTGCCTATAAGATCAGGATCAACGATGGGCCGTGGTCCTCGAATGGGGCTCGTGCCTCCGGGCTTCGTCGTATTGCGATTGCACAGCTTGGGTCTGCTGGTACGGTCGATCCAACGGAGAGTGTAAACCGATTGATTGAACAAACCATCCGCCGCATTATTCCAATGGCCCTGTTTGCGGTTGCGGCTCTGATCCCATCTCATAAAAACTCGCTCGAATCTGCGGCTGAACGATGCCGGGTTGAAGGGACAGAGGCGGCGGCAGGGGCGGCACGAGCGGCGGCAGATGCGGCATGGGCGGCATGGGCGGCACGAGCGACAGGGGCGGCAGGGGCGGCAGGGGCGGCAGGGGCGGCAGGGTATGCGGCACGAGCGGCGGCAGAGGCGGCAGGGGCGGCAGGGTATGCGGCACGAGCGGCGGCAGAGGCGGCAGGGGCGGCATGGGTTGCAGAGGCGGCAGAGGCGGCAGAGGCGGCAGGGGCGGCGGCACGGGCGGCAGGGGCGGCAGGGGCGGCGGAAGCAGACAAAGTCCTGATCGAAGCAGCGAATATTGGCGAAGAAATTCTCCGTGATCTCGGATCGCCCGGTGCGGATTGGGTCGATGAATTGTGTGGGGCATAAGATGAACCATGAGTTCGATTACGAAGACCTGAGCCTACTGCGGGATGAAGAACACGCTGAAACCGAAGCCGTCGATCTAATGCTGGCATTCGGCATCGAAACCACCATCGATATGATGGTGAACCAGCTTCATGTGCTGTCCCAAGGTGTTAAACAGACGGGGCACCCCGGGTTCAACATATTGTTTCACTGTATGTGGTTGGGGTGGAATCAGGTGTACCGGACCTATAAGGAGCGGCAGAATGCAGAACCCGCCGAAGGTGAAGACGAAACCGAATCCGATCAGGGAAGTTGAACAGCGGGGCGGGCGGCTGTTTGAGGCTGGGGGGTGGTGGGTCGGCCGACTCGGAGACAGACAGGTTCGCGGAAAGACAGAACGTGATGCGGCGATAATGCTGCTAGATAAAATTCATCGGGGTGACTTTAACCCAAACAACCGGGGGACCAAATGATAATGCAATACAGTGATATCGACGACCGCGAAGGTCTTGTTCGTGACCCCGAATTTGATCTGGGGGAATTGCTCGACGACACTGATTTCGATGACGACATCGAAGACGATTTCGATCTTGAGGACGATGATTTCGATGACGACATCGAAGACGATTTCGATCTTGAGGACGATGATTTCGATGACGACATCGAAGACGACATCGAAGACGACATCGAAGACGGCATGGGTGAAGAGGATGATGCGGGAGACCGCGAATGAAACCGTATACTTATTCACGATGCCCCGGAACCAAGAAACCCCGTAAGGATGGACGACCCCGTCTTTGTCCCGTGTGTACAGATGACCTTAAGCACGCCCTTGTTGTGTTGGACGAACCGAGGCAGCATAATCACGCAGCCCGTCGTCTCGCTTGGAAGCACATCAGGGATGTTGTCCGCTACGTGCTGCGACATGTCGCGGAGCGTGATCGGTCGGATACGGATTGGAGGCTGATCGAACTGTGGGCGGGGCGGATGAAACGACGGGTGACTTACCGGACTATTGCTGCCTAGGCACTCCCGAGAAATAAGGAAATCGCAGCTTGACTTCGTCCGGTTGTGTGGTATTCTTTACACCATGATCGGCCTACGTGTCCCAACCCCCGGAATCCAGTGCCCTTGGCTGAAGCACCCGGGCGGCACGATCATGGGGTGGGGCACAGTCGAAGAAGCCGAGGAAGCCCGCCCCGGATTGGGGCTCATCCCTCTGGATTTCATCGCCGACACAATTCCCGATCACCTGATTCTTGTAGAGACCTCGGACATGACATACTTCAAAGTTCGCAATAAACGAAACGACGACGGATCATACACTCTCAGCTATGGCAAAGGGGCGGGTAAACTCGAAGCGATCATGGTGCGGGACGGCAATTGGGCGATCCAAGACGAACCTTCGTTCGGCACTCACGCCAAAATGGCGGATTGCAAGGAAGCATGGGGGGGTTGGGCGGTGACGGCGTATGGCGGGGCATCTAACACATCTGCGGCCCCCGCACTGGCTGAGACGACGCCGGCACACGCCGCCCCCTCTGCCCCTAAGTCCGGGCCACCGAAGGTGCCGCCACGGGCCATGCCCCCGTCTGCACCGGCACCAACAACGCCGCCGAAGGCGAAGAAGTCCGCCCCGCCGTCGATCAAGAAACTGCCCCCGAAGGTTATCGGTCCTCAGATCAATGTGAAGGGGGTCGATTTCAAGTCCCCTCGTTTCTCGACTGAGAAGGGGTTAACCCCTCTGGGGCTCGCGGCTCGGGTGATCTGCGATCTAGGGGATATCAGGCCCCCCACCGAGGACGAGATTCAGAGCGTGGTTACTGCGGCCCGTGCGGTGTTGGCCCGGGAATGCCCCGACCTCGTTATCGCCCCCGCCCGGAAAGTTGCGGCGGTGAAATCACGGACTCCGATCACTGAAGCCGACATTCCGTTCTGATGAGGTTGAAAATGAGTCGCACCCACAAGGACCGCAAACTAGAGTGGCCAACTTCCGGTTGGGGCTATACCCGCGATCCCGTAAAGGATTCGGAATGGGATAAATTCCAATGGTGGAAGGTCCGGTCCCGCCGTAATTCACGGCTGCGTACCCACTGCGAAGACTGGTGGGGTGCGGAACGCCGTAAAGTAAAGCAAGCGTTGGCCCGGGGTGAAGAACCTGAACCGACACGAACAAGGCATTCTGTCGGGTGGGCTATGTCGTAATGTCTGGCAAAGGTGATACACCCCGCCCGATCGCAAACCCGGAGCAATATCGTGATAACTTCGATCTGGTCTTTGGACGATGCGAAACACATCGCTCGTATAATCCGACGCAGACGCCGTTTTCTGGCTGCATTGTCTGCCGGCGTCTACACCGCGAATACAAATTTGAACAAGGAGACTCAAATGAAAGTGACCGTAACATCGATCCCGCAACCCGAACCCCCGAAGCGTGTGACGATTGAAATGTCCGAACGGGAGGCGGAGGTACTGTTCCGGGTGATGGGTAATGTAAACGGGAATGGCCCCAATCGAGAAATTGTGAACAGATTCTACGCCACTCTCGGAGAAGCCGGGGTACGGTGGAATAACACAGGTATCGTTTTAACAGGCACCCTCACCATCGCGGATGGCGGTTCTTTTCCAAAGCAGGGGTAACTAATGCAACACAACAAACCACCGAAGATTCCGGCCAGTGTCCCCGTAAGTGGTTCATCCATCTCAACGACTTCCGGCACATCGCCAACGCCAATCTCCGAGCCCCTTCCCGCGACATCGTCATCACATACTCCTATGGAACAAACCCTATCCCAAAAAGCGACTGTGCTTAAGGGATTGATTATCCAACTGCGGGATAAGTGCGACGGTAGCCTTCAGTCGGTTCTTGATCGATACGTCCAGACTGTAAGCCCGTCGTTTGCCGTGCACGGAGACAGTCCGCTCCCTCGCACGGTGAAGTATAAACAGGACGGTTCGATCCCGCGATTTTCTGTGTCGTCTTTCGGCGATCTAATCTGTTGTTACGTAGGCCACGCGGTTCTTCAGTATTACCGGGCGGTCCTAGGCAATCCGAGTTCTCTGGACGCGAGTATCGTAAATCTGCAATTCCTCGCCTTTGACCCGAAGGATTTCACCCCGTTCGGCAGCGATTCCACAGGGTATCATTTGGTGACTAGGGAATACGCTAAGAAGAAAGCACGGGAAGCGGACGAAGCGTTCGAGCGGAAGCAGATGGGGCGGGGCGATGTACTACCTGAAGAAAAGACGACGGCCTGAAGACGACCTAACCCCGGAAGAACAGGAAGTACAGCGAGCCCTGTCGGACTATGTTCATCTTGATAACGGGGCGTCAATCACGGATTTCGTACCGACCCGTATCTTGTATCAACTATACAGGGAATACCGGGTTCGGTTCACGGATGAATACAGCGATGCCGTGGAATTGACGCCCCGGCAGTTCGGGGCTGCACTGTGCCGGGTCTATCCGCATCTCGATGATGACCGGGAAGCCCACCGAGTTCGACGGGAATACGCCGGTAAGAGAATGTGGGGGTATATCGGTCTCAAAGGTCCGCTCAGTATCAAAGCCCGGGATCAGGCCGGCCGTCCACAAACACATGATGTCGAAGACCATTATCAAAGCGAAGACTAAGTTACCCCCGAAACTACCGGACCGGGAGGCCGCATCACCCCGCCCATGTACGATCACGGGATGGCACGACTTCGGGCATTATAAGATGCCGATGCGGTCGATGTACTGCCCGGAATGGCGGGCGGTGTTGCAGGATTGCGGGTGGCCGCTCCCGGTTGTGATGATTGACTTTGAAACATTCTTCGGGGACGACTACGAAATAAAGAAGTCGTCTACGATTGAATACGTCATGGACAAACGGTTCGAGGTTTTGGGCACGTCGGTCCTCGAAGTGTCGCAATCCTTCCCTGATTACACACAGACTACCCATTGGTGGGACGGCGAAACCGGGACGAAGATGGTTCTGGATCACCTACAGAACACCTACGGACAATCGCTGGACGGGTGTTCGGTCGTCGCACACAACGCGACCTTCGACTTTTCAATTCTTGCGTTTCGGTATGGGATATACCCCGCTCACCCTATCGACCTGATTGGGCTCGCACGGCACTGGAATTCCCGCGACAAGAACGACCTCGCCACACTCACTAAGCGGTTCGGCTTGCCCCCGAAGGGCGACACGAAGAAGTTCAAGAACTGGACGAACCGGCAGCGGTTCTACAAACCTAAGTCCCGGAAGAAGGGGCCGAAGATGCCTGTTCAATTGCCGGTGATGACCGACGACCAGCGGGTAGAACTCGGTGAGTACGCGAACAATGACGTGATGCGTCAGTGGGAATTGTTTACGCTCATGTTGCCGAAGTTGAGTGCCCCGAAGACCGAACTCTATGCGATCAAACATACCCTTGAACTGTTTACGAAGCCGGTGTTGCGGGTAGCCTATTCTCGGGCCGGAGAACTCGCTACGGCAATGCAAGCGGAAATGGATAAGGTGATTGCGGAATCCGGTACAGGGATGACCTTGACCGAGTTTCGCGGGGCGGCTTTCGAGCCCGTGTTGTGTCAAGCTATCGAAGCGGCCGGCGATGACTCGAGGCGTTATTGGAAACCCGCGAAGAACAAAGCGGGCGTAAAGATGGCGACGGCAAAAGACGACCCCGAACGTGATGAACTTGTAAAGCACCCGGACGAAACTGTACGTAAGATCATGGCGGCGAAGGTGGCAGTCGGATCATGGCCTAACCACATAAAGCGAGTGAAGCGTATCGTATCACAATCGCGGGCGAACGACGGGGTGCTTCCGGTACCGCTGCGATACGGCGGTGCCCATACTCTACGCTGGTCGGGCGGAGAACGTATCAACCTACAGAACCTCGGAGGTCGCAAGAGCCATGACCTTGTGCAGGCGATCCGAGAAGTTATCGTTGCCCCGCCCGGCGAGGTACTAATCATCACCGACGCGGCCCAGATCGAACCCCGGGTTCTTGCGTGGATCGCCGGGCAATGGGACCTCGTCGCTAAATTTGAAGCGGGCGAAGAACTCTACTGCGGTTTCGCAGAGAAGGTGCTTGGGTATCCGTGCCGCAAACCACGCAAGGGTGGTATCCCGGCGATCGAGGCGAAGATGGCGTGGGCACGAAACAGTATCGGAAAAGTTGGCGTACTTGGGGGAGGGTACGGCATGGGCCCCGCGAAGGCGGTAGACTACGCCGAGGGGGCAATCGATCTTCCTACTGCCGAACGCCTGATTAAGACCTACCGCGAAGAAAACCACGCGATCGTGAAGTTCTGGAAGGATGTAGAACGTGCGTTTATTTACACCTTCAAGTATAAACTTCCGTGTGAAATGGCTCGGGGCCTGCGGTTTGACAGCACCGACGATTGCGATGTCATTATTACGTTACCGTCCGGGCACGAACTTAAATACCTCAAGGTGCGAATGGGTGAAGGTCGGTTTGGCGGCGAGTCCGCTCAGATTTACAACGCCTTAGATCGGACGTGGGAACATACATGGGGCGGATCGCTTACGGAGAACATAGTACAAGCCATGAGCCGGCACATACTGTGGATGGGGATCGAGCGTATGGAATCGTGGGGATACCACGTAGCCCACCACTGTCACGACGAAATCATCGCGGTTGTACCTGAAGAACAGGGACCGGCCGCACTCGACGCATCAATCAAAGCCCTATCTGAGCGTCCGGCGTGGGCACCCGACTGTTCCCTCGGAGCCGAGGGTATCATCTCGAAGACCTATAAGAAACCCGGATAAGGATGACCGCGATGATAGTCCTGTTTCAAAAAATGGTCGGGAGCCCGCAAGATAAGACTTGGGAGGACTACGCGGTATCACCCCACGCTTCGACTGTCGGGCAAATCACCGATGACATGGTACGTACCCGCACCCAAGGCACTTTTCGTGCAGTTGAATACGACCCGATTGCGTGTCGCGTCACGATTCATACGTTCGCAGTTAGGGAGGAGCGTAAACTTGTTGCCGTATCTCTCGACACTGTCTGAAAAGGAACGCAATCAGTTGCGAGCGGCTCTCGTACTGTGGCAACAGATCGCAGAGAACAGTCGTACCCACCCGTCGCGGATGTATAAGGTGAAGGACATGTTCGTGTCCCACCCACCGTTAGATAAGAAAGAGATCGACGCTTTGTTGTGGAGGCCAGAGTTGAATGCGTGACGTAATGGTTGATATCGAAACTCTTGGAACAGGTACCTTGCCTGTTATTGCATCGATTGGGGCCGTGCAATTTGATCTTGAATCCGGGAAACTCGGTGAACGGTTTCACTATTACGTTGACATTCGGGATTCTGCGGCTCAGGGATTTAGATTGTGTTCCGATACCGTGTTGTGGTGGATGCGGCAGGATGACGATGCCCGGCTACCGGTGTTTACCGCCTCCCCGCGACTATCTATTAATCGCGTGTTGACGTACCTTGCGGTATGGTTGCCCAATAATGCCTATGTCTGGGGAAACGGCAGTAACTTTGACAACCGCATTCTGCGAGAAGCGTATGTACATTGCGGGATCAAAACCCCGTGGAGTTTCCGCCGAGACTTGGATATGCGAACATTCATGGAGTTGGGGGAGCGACTCGGTATTTCAACAGAGAAGCCCCCACGAGAAACAGTATTACACGACGCCCTTGCTGATGCGGTATATCAAGCCGAGTGGATGTGTAATATATGGAGTTCGCTACGTGGCTAAACTACCCCTCGGTCCCCATGCTTTCTATGCCGGCGTGGACGCAGGGTTCAAGGGAGCCGTCGCTCTGATGAACGCGGACGGTACATCTATAAAAACATGGGACATGCCGGTATGCCCGTATAAGAAAGAGCGTCAACGTGAAATCGACTTGGCAAAACTATGGGAAATTTTTACGCACCTTCGTAGTATACCTGATTGTGTGGTCGGGATTGAGTGGCCTAGTACGAGGGTTGGTGAAGGGGCCGAGAGAAGCGAACGGTTCGGTCGTCAGAAAGGGATTCTCCATGCCTTTGCACACGCTAAGGGCCTCGAATACTACCTCATCTCACCCCAACTTTGGAAGGGTCGGCTCGGCGTCCCCGGAAAAACTCATTCTAACGCCAACAAGATCGGGGCTGATCTGTTCAGGACCTATTATCCAGAAGCAGCGGCGATGATTGCTGGACCCCGGGGAGGTATCCTCGACGGCCGTCTCGACGCACTTCTGATCGCTCACTTCCTGCGGACCCGGTCGTTCTCTGGGATGAAGACAGTGGCCGATAAGTTCGGGAAGGACAGTCTCGAAGCCCAAGCCCACATCCTGATGATGGGGAAACAGGGGCGGAGACGATTGAGATTACCATCAGAATAATCCTTGACTTTGACAAGTTTGAATGTATACTTTGAGCAGACCTATGTCAAACCCCCAATGCTATCACTTATCGGCATCGTCGATCCAGACCTTCAAGAAGTGCCCCACGGCTTTCAGACTAGCATACCGCGAAGGGTTGCGTCTGGCCGAAGACACGGATTCGCAGCGAGTCGGGACGGCGTGGCACTGCATTCACGAGATATACCACAACAGCATGGGCACGGCATCCGACGCCGACGCTGCGATGGCTGCGGTAGTCGAACACCTGAACGAATGCTACACCGGCGACACGATCCCTGCGTCGAAGACCTCCGAGGAATGGGAGATCGAGCGTCAGATTCTAGTGATGTCGTTCATCGGGTATCTGTGGCATTGGGGCAACGACCCCGTCACCCCGATCGCAAGCGAAATCAAGTTCGACCTCCCGCTCCACGCCCCCCGCACCGGCTTACCGTTGCTTACGTCTGAAGTTATACGGGTGGGGAAGATCGATCACATAGTCAAGTGGCGAGGGATGGTCGGCAATGTCGAGCGTAAGTCTACTAGCCGTAGCATCGATCCTGATTCTGACTTCTGGGAGAAGTCGCAGAAGGACACTCAGGTAAGCATGTACGCTCTCGCGTTTCACGACATGATCGAAGCCGGGCAGTTTCCCCATGAAGTTTCCGCGTACCTCGAAGCGAACCCCGACACTCAGTTCGGCAACACGCTATACGACGTATGGCGTAAGCCGACGATTAAACCCGCGACCCTTACCCAAGGTGCGACCGCGACCCTGATTGAAACCGGAGAATACGAGGGGGTGACATTCGATATCGCGGCCGAGCCGTTCTCGATCGGCGAGGGTAAGGAAGCCCAAGTCAGTGCGACCGTGGCAGTGGACGGGTCGCCGGCCGATGTTACGCCCGGTAAGAAGGGGTTTGCGATCCGCGAAACCCCGGCAATGTACGGTGCCCGTCTGCTGCAAGACATTTATACCCGCCCTGACTTCTACTTTCAGAGGAAAGAAATCGCCCGAACTGACAAGGACTTAGCGAAGGCCCGCATTGAGGTCTACAATACTTATCAGGCGATGAAGATGTACGAGAAGAACGGGTGCTGGACTGAGAATGAACACAGTTGCCGATCCCCGTTCCCCTGCCCGATGTTGAAGATTTGCTATGGGCCGGGTGCCGACGAAGTGTGTGACGGCAAGACAACCCCCGATGGGTACCGCCGCATATTCAACCCTGCCATTCATGGTGAGTCGTTGGGAGACGAGGACTAATGCCTTATGCTGATCCTGAAAAGCGGCGTCAGTTTCACCGAGATTATCAACGGGCGTATTACCACAAGATTAAGGACTCGCTGAAAATTAAGCGGGATACTGAAGAACATCGTGCCCGGGATCGGGAGAGGATGGCCGCGTATCGGGCGGAACATCCAGAGAAAGTTCGAGCGAGAAACGCTGTTAATAACGCCATTCGTGATGGGCGTATGATAAGGCGTCCCTGCGAAATTTGCGGGGGCAAATCGGAAGCCCATCACGATGACTATAACCGGCCGCTAGATGTTCGGTGGCTTTGCCGCAAACATCACGATACGGCCCACGGCCGTACCATTTTCGTAGACCCCACTATTAACGGAGACATGATTGATGGCGACTAAAAGGAGACCCATGCGACAGCCCTATGACCTCACGATCACCATGTCCTTCCCCGCCGGCAATCCTAGGCCCCGGCTCGTGGGCTCGACAACCCTGAAGCCGTGGGGCGAGGGGTGGCTTCCAGCCGAGCCTTTCGATATTTGCGGTGTTAACAACAATGACTGTATGATGCAATTGGCCGGACGCATCCAACTGATCCACGAACAAGCAACCGCCCGTTACGGAGACAAATCGTAATGCTTTACGTACGAAAATCGTTGGCCCACGGCGACAATCATAAAGGAGAGACCAGTGGCGACTAAACCCCCGACAGCGAAACCCCCTGCTGCGGCGACGAAGCCGAGGCCGAAGCCTATGGCGAAAGCCCCGCCCGCACGGGTGGATAAGCCGACTCACGTAGCGAAGTCATTCAGCGTCAAGCCCCTGACCGGCGAAGGCGAAGGTGAGAAGATTCTGGCCTACGCAAAGAGCGGAACGGGCAAGACCACCCTAGTTGCTCAACTCGACGGTGCGGTGTTCATCCCCCTTGACGACGGTGCCCGGAAGATCGCAAACCCGATCACCGGCGAAGCTGTGGCCGCGATCGACGGTGTGGAAACGTGGCAAGACTTACGGGACGCAGTTCGTCAATCCGTATCTCTGGTTCCGAAGGGGGGCAGTCTGGTAGTTGATACAATCACCCGTGCGATCCCGCTCTGTGAGGCGTACGTGATTGAGAACGTGCCACTGGAGAAAGGCGGCAAGGCCCGCAACCTTGAACAGTTCGGGTACGGAAAGGGCTATCGTCACGTTCTCGATCAGTTCCGCCTGTTGTTGACAGACTTCGACACGGTGATCCGCTCTGGCCGCAACGTGATCTTGATTGCACAGTTGGATCAGGCGACGGTGCCAAACGCGGCCGGCGTGGACTACTACGAGGATGTGCCCAAGCTGACCGAGAACAAGCAAGGCCCGATCCGCACCGAGATTTGCGAGTGGGTTGACCACGTCTTCCGTATCGGATACGACGATATGGAAGTGACGAAGGACAACGATCAATCACGGGTCGGGAAGGTCACAGGTGATTCGAGCCGGGCGATCTTCACGGGCGGGGCTCAGTATTACATGGCGAAATCGAGACCTATTGACGGGCGTCACCTTCCGCCCATCATTAGTTTCGATTCGCCGGAAGACAACTCACTTTGGCTTCTAATGTTTGAAGGTGCGGAGGTGGATGGATGATCGATGTTCAACTTTTCCACACGGCGGTCGTGGATGTCTGTCTGTTCGTGATCGCTCTTGCATCACTTAACATAATGGTAGCGGTGATGCACAGGGCCCATAGTAAGGAAAGGGATAACGATGTTGAAACCCCGGAACACTCTCGTCAGTGTCGTTGAAATTCGGAAAGCGGAGGAAAAAGTCGGAAGCATTATTCTGCCCCGCGAGAACAGCAATGAATATCAGGAGTGCGAAATCGTAGCGGTCGGCCCCGGAATGTGCGATCACGCCGATGAACTGCCCTTGACCCGAGACTTAGCGGTTGGGCAGCGGGTGCTGGTGAAGATCAACGCCGCACGTCGAATCAGTCAGGATCACGTCGCCCTGCAACCGGCTGGCGTAAAGTACAAGGACGACGGTGGCCGCAACCTCATCCTTGTGGATCAGGTGCAGATCGTGGCTATTCTCGCTGACCCCGACCCGGATCGCAAGGCAGTGAGTTCGGACGACGACAACGAAGTAAAGCCGTTTAACGGCGGACCCAAGCTGGTGACAGCGTAATTCAAGGAGATCATAATGGGAAAGATTGACACGATCGGAACGTACAAGGGCGTGGTGTTGGAACATGGCCTCGCCCTCACGAAGAACGGGTTCCCGCAACTCGTTATCAAGGTTCAGGCCACAGAAAAATACATTGATTCCCCGGCTGAACTGAAGCACTACGAACTCGAAACGGAGCAGTACATCGACTGGTCGGAGTTCGACGAGACCACGACCGGCTTCCTCGTGCTGTTCAAGGACAATGAGGAGTTCACCGAAGAAACTGCCTTGATGAACTACGAGCAGGTGCAACTTGCTCTGGGTTGGGACGGTCAGGAATTCGATGACCTCAATGGTGAGAAGTTCGTCGGCAAGGAAGTTCTGTTCCGCATGGAGGAGAACTTCTACAACGAACAGACCACCATCCGTTTGAACTGGATCGACGCTGCCGACGCACCGCCGAACCGCGAACTGATGAAACTCGATGCGACGAAACTCGCCGCCCTCCCGAAGATCAAGGTCGGTGGTAAGACTGCGAAGCCCGCCGCCGCGAAGGCCGCGAAGCCGGGAAAGCCGTCAGCAGCCGCGTCGTCTCCTACGGCCACGAAGGGAGCGAAGCCGTCTACATCGGAAACTGCCCCTTCTAAACCGGCCCCTTCGACCGCACCGAAGGCGACGAAGACCCCACCGAAGGCGACTGCCGAATCCCCGGCAGACGATCGCCCGGATGCCGTGTCACAAGGCGATGCGTGGGAATACGTCTGCAACCACAAGGGCGGTAATTCCGACAACGACATCGAGCAGGCGTGGATTGAATCGGTTCAGGAAATCTCCGGCGACAATGATAACCTCGATGAAAGCGAATTCACCGAACAGCTTTGGGCCAAGGTCCGCGATCTCGTTGTCAAGGACCTTGCTCTGGGTTCTTGACCACTGATATCTGGCAGGCCACAGTGTTGTAATTGGTTGCAAACCCACCCGTGAACTAATCGTCGTACGTCCTGTCCGCCAAGGCGGGTACACAGACGAGACTTGGATCGGATAATGGGAAGGTGCGGGTTCGAGTCCCGTCTGTGGTCTTAAATTGGGGTCCCCTTTGTCGAAAAAATTTGACAAACTAGCAGAGGCATTTCAAGGGAACGTATACCCCGCGATGCTTGATAGTTTCGCCACGCAACTTGGCGTGTCGGCGGCATCCCTCGCTCAATTCGGCGTCGGGTGGGTTCCGATCGTCGAGTTCAAGAAGGGGAAGAACTATCAGGGGTGGTGGTGCGTCCCCGAGCGTGATGTCGATGGGTCGGTGGTGGGGCTAAGTTTACGAAGTACGAACCCGGACTTCAAGGGGAAGCCCATGTTCCCTGCTTCAAAGCACGGTCTGGTGTACCCGATCAATCCCGACCACGAACAGGGTGCCCGTGCCTACGTTCCCGGCCGGCACAATTGGGTACGCACGATGGACGCCGGGATTGACTGCCCGGTGTGCCGCAAACCGGACGGGTGCCTGCTGTCCGCCGAGGACCCGGAGGACCCTAAATCCGTGATCTGTATCCGCGTCCGCGAGGGTGCAACGAAGCCCGAGAAGATGGGTTATTTGCATATCCTCAAACCAGAGGGTGTACTGAAGAAGGGGGCTACGATCCTGCCCCCGAGCGATCATCCGGTGATTATCGTAGAGGGAATGTCTGATGCAGCAGCGGCTCTTGATCTCGGGTTTGTCGCGGTCGGACGCCCTAGCAACCTTGCGGGGCTTAGCATGGTTGCAGATTTGGCGCGATCTCGGCCGGTCATTATTGTCGGGGAGAATGACGAAATCAATCCTCAGACCGGACAACGCCCCGGTCACGAAGGACTCATTGCTACTTTCCAAGTCCTGCGTCGAATCTGCCCCTCATGCGTCATGGTGTTGCCGCCAGATCACTGCAAGGATTTGCGGGAATGGGTACGAAAAGATTCAGTATCGCAACAGGACTTACTATCATATGCAGGTGAGCATGGGCGGGAGAGTGCTGAGGACATTGTTCTCCCAGACAATAAGCCCTTGACGATCGCCCGGGGATGGCTCGATTATGAGCACAAGATGGGGCCGCGATATACCTTGCGGTATCACAACAACCAATGGTTCAGATACAATGGATTAAAGTATGTTGAAGTCGATGAGAAAATGGATGTCCGGGGGCCGCTCTACGGGTGGTGCGACAACAAGTTCGTGCGGAAGCCCACCCCAACAGGGGACTTCACACTGGAACCGCTTGTCTGCACCAGAAATTCCGTCAACAACATCATGGATGCCCTGCTCTACCCATGCCCTGTGCGAGCAGATCGCGTCCCTTGCTGGATCAACGATGCCACAGGCCCCGACCCCCGCAACCTCATCACTTTCAGTAACGGCGTCCTCGACGTTGAAAAATATCTCATCGGTGCCGATGAGCAGGAATACCTCCATGATCTCACGCCTGATCTCTTTACTACGTTCGCTCTGGCCTTCCCGTTCAACCCAATCGCTAAGTGTACTGAGTGGCGTCGATACCTTGCGTCTACACTCGGGGACGACTCCTCTAAAGTGCACCTTCTCAGGGAGTGGTTTGGGTATTGCCTCACGCCGGACACAAGTCTCCATAAACTTATGCTACTGCGTGGACCGAGACGATCAGGGAAGGGAACGGCTCTGGCTGTTCTTGAATCCATCGTCGGGATCGACCAGTGTGCAAGTATTAACTTTCGACAGCTTACAGAGCGTTTTGGATTACAGTCGTTGGTGGGCACGCAGATCGCGGTTATGCCCGATGCCCGCCTTCCGAACAAAGCAGATAATATGCAGGCTCTCGAAGTTTTGCTGAATATAGTGGGTGAGGACCCGGTTAATATAGACCGGAAGTACATCTCGCCGCTGCGGAATCACAGGCTGCAATGCAAGTTCACGATCGCATCGAACGAACTGCCCGAACTGCCTGACCACGCCGGGGCGTTGGAAGCCCGGTTGAACATCATCGACTTCAAGAAAAGTTTCTTGGGGCAAGAAGACTTCGGGTTGCGGGATAAGCTGATCGCCGAGGCCCCCGGCATTGTGGTCTGGGCACTCGAAGGTTTGCGGATGTTGCGGGACAACGGGAACAGGTTCACCCTGCCGGATGAGAGCGTTGAGTCGTTGCGTGAATGGCGGACAACTACGTCCCCGGTCGCGGCCTTCCTTGAAGAATGCTGCGATGAGGAAGATGGGGCCGAGGTTTTGAAGAATCAACTGTACGATGCGTGGCTCGCGTGGGCCACAGAACGTGGGCTGCGAACGTGGACGAAGTCGAAGTTCTTCGAGAGAATCAAGTCGAATGCACAGTTCGTGACCCGTGAGACCTATGTGAAAGGGGCACACAAGATGAGTGTGTTCCGAGGAATTCAACTGAAGGATTGGGCCGAGAGAAAATACCTCGGTCGTCCGGGATAAAGGAGACCTACGATGGCAGTGCTTATTAGTTCCGATAGATATACGACGGATGTACTGGCCCAAGTTCTCGATTTAGTGGTACGTGAACGTCACCGTCAGGATCAGAAGTGGGGTTCGATCGACAACTTCGACTCCCGCCCCCTACCGAACTGGCTTGCGATTCTCGCTGAAGAATTCGGTGAGGTCGCAGAAGAAGTCTGCGAGATAGGGGTTCACGGTTTGGACACCCCGGAACGCCGGAACGCCCTTCGCAACGAACTCATACAGGTGGCGGCGGTCGCCGTCGCTATGATTGAGCATCTGGATCGTAAGACATGACCGTGACCGTAGTGAACCAACACCACGCCAAAGGTACGCATAGTATCATGCGGCCGGGTCCCTTGGGAAATCCGTTTAGGGTGAAACCATATGGGCCGTACGACCGAGGCGAAGCGGTGCGAAAATATCGGGCATGGTTTATGTCACCTGATCCCGGGGCTGTAACACACCGTCGCATTGCATCGTCCCTCCCCCGCGATGCGGTTCTGGAATGTTGTTGTAAACCGCTCGCCTGCCACGGGGATGTGATTGCGGAATATCGAAATCGACTAGAACTGGAAAAATCGATAGGAGACACTAATGCTTCCAACTTACTCAAAAGAACGTAAGGAAAGGCCGATCGCTTTTTCCAGTTCTAGT